AACAAACGCTTTGCCTTCAGACCTCCTGATGTGTACACTAATGTAGATGTTGAAATTGACCCTTTTGGCAATTTTTACTTCAAAATGAATGCTTTTGTTTTAAAATTTTGCAAGAAGTATCTAACCCCGCTGCCGGCTGACTCAGACGCCTCCTTTGAAACGTGGATCAGAAAATGTCCCTACGCGATGTATAGGAAGGAAGAGTTGCGAAAGATCAACAACAGTCTGGACGAGCTTTTTTGCGGATTAGATAAGAGGGGGAGAAAACGCTCCAAACAATATAGCAAATGCAAGACTTTTATGAAAGACGAGCCATATAGCCCTGATTATAAGCATGGTAGGGCAATTAACTCACGGGTAGACGAATTTAAGGTGAAATTTGGTCCTTACATTCGATTAATTGAAGAAGTTGTCTACAAGTTAAAATTTTTCGTCAAACATGTGCCGACTGCTGATAGAGCACAATATATAATAGACAGAATTTACCGGATTGGTGCCACTTATTTACCAACCGATTATACGGCTTTTGAGTCGCTGTTTGTTAGAAGATTGATGGAAAATTGTGAATTCGTCATGTATGATTATATGACGCAATTTATGCCAGACCATAATCATTTTATGGATATGTGTTACGTCTTATCTGGCCGGTTTCGTTGCATCAACAAGTTCTTTGAAGTAGAAGTTGAAGCAACCAGGATGAGCGGCGAAATGAACACTTCACTCGGAAATGGGTGGTCTAATCTCATGTTCATGTTGTTCGCCTGTGAAATTGTTAATCAGAAACCGTGGGAAGAGGTTGTTGATGGGGTCGTCGAAGGAGATGACGGACTATTTAGCGTTAATGGAATTCAACCTACTATCCAAAATTTCGAAAGAATGGGATTGGTAATCAAAATGGAGCCTGTTTTGAATTTAAATGAAGCATCTTTTTGCGGTTGTGTATTTGACTTAGATGAAAAAATTACGATAACAAACCCAATTGATGTTCTTTTGACCATTGGCTGGACTTCCAGCAGGTGGGCGCTTTGTAAAAAATCAATTAGAACTGACTTATTAATTTGTAAAGCATATTCGCTCAAATATCAGTACCCTGGCTGCCCAATATTGCAGTCCCTCGCTAATTATATTCTTCGCTGTGGTGGCCGTTTAAATAAGCCG